CGTTTATACGGAGTAGCTCCGAGACACACCCCTATAAAACCTACTTTTAGCAAGTGCTAGATCCGATTTTAACATTTCGTGTCCGGTGATCTTAACTGATCAGGTTTTGTAGAACGGCCTGTCGGTCTCAGGCGTTTTGGAAACGCATACTTCTTTTGGAAGTATGGTTTTCTACCGTAGTTCCTATATTCAACTACGCCACGGACTATAATTTTAGGACTGGAGGTTGGTTATTACTATTGTAGATAACCTTTTACAGGATCCCGAGGGAAAAAGGTAACCCAGGGAGGAGCATAGCTCCTAGCAAAGGTAGGCCGTAGTAAGTGTCTTTTCTGACATACTTACGTAATGTATCCTCTGTTATAGCCGGTCTAATAAATCGAAGGGTTATCCTTCCAGCGTGTATGAAATTACATCCACTGCCAGTCTTCGGAGATTTATTAGGTTTGGTTTATGACTTAGGTCTGTCCTCTGCCCTTCGGGGTGGCCCGATATATACAATAAGATATTGAAAATATTGAGTATGTACCGATCTGGTTCGGATGGAAACGCGTCAAAAGGAACACTTATTTAAGTGGGGTCCGTCTTCCGCGGTAGCGCCTTTGTTATGAAACCTAGCTTCATGGCTCTTTAGACCCTAAATTTACTATCACCTCAATTATGAATAATCAAGGCACTAATAAATTTCGTAATAACCATACTGGTATCTTACGTCGTCTAGTACCGATCATTATCAACGAATTACGCTGTACAGGACCGGCGGTGACACAAGTCGACCGTCTACTTGATATAGTGGATACTAGAGGATGGGACGAAGCAATCACAATATTTGTGAACCTTCGTAGAGCTGTTATAGCTTTTGCGACTGGTCACCCCCTTTCTAAAGAGGAGGCGAAATCTTTGGGAATTAATTTAACCAAAGATGGCGTTCCCCGTATTTAGTTAGGTGAATACCGTGATTTACTAAAAACTATTAATAAAGTTGGTATCCAAGAGATCCTAACTTAGTTAGAGTTACGTCTTTTAACTCCTGAATATAAAAGCCCAAACTTGGGTACTATAACAGAAGTTAACCCCTCAAATCTTGTAATTCAAGATGTGGAGAAAATGATAGAAAGTGCACGCTCTACAGCACATAGTGCTGAGGAGTCTGCTACTCTTTCTTCCTCTTCCATCGGTAATCATGGTCAACACCAAGATACCTCCGAACGAGACTCCGACAAAGGGGAAACCCCGCGTTGAAGCGGTAGGTTAGGACTATGGTAACGGGACTGTGAAAACAATCCTGGGGAAAACTCGTGAATGTATAAGACATTTGTCTATTCACGTTCCTATTAATGCGATCTTATGGGACCGATTCCACATGACCTCAAAAAGAGGAATATTCGGACATGCTATGATTTCAGCATTTGCTGAGCTTAGATCTCCTTATTTTGCCAAACTTATTGATGACATTTGTTTAGTCGGTGGACCTAAATTGACTTCTTGTCTTAAAACTCTGAAAAGAGCTTCTGACAAAGTAGACAATTTAAGTTCTTTCCTCGAATCTATCTTACCTGTTACCACTAATCATAAAGATTTAGTATCAGATACTTGTTTAAGATTTGATCTTCTTTCTGAAGAAAGTACATTGCGCCGTATAACTACGGTTCATGCACCCGGTGGGAAAACACGTATCGTCGCGATTGTTGATTATTTTACACAATCTGCGTAGCGCGCCTTTCACCTTTATCTTATTAATAGATAGGGCGTCTGGTTCAAAGGAACTGATATGACCCTTAACCAACAATCTTTCAAAGAAAGATTTTGCGGTTATGCACCAGCTGGTGCCTGTGGTCCTTTCTATTCTTTTGACTTATCCGCTTTTACTGATAGATTTCCTATGAGTTATCAAACTTTTATAGTTAGAGAACTTTTAGGGCAAGAGTATTCTCTTGCGTGGGAAAGACTTTTGGTCTCACACCCATATCATGTAACCTTTCCATCTAAATTGAAAAGCGTCCTTTATGGAGCTGGTCAACCGATGGGAGCTTACTCTTCATGGGCTGTATGTACTTTAGCTCATCATTAGCTAATACGTGTTTGCGGTCATAATGTTTATAAAACTTATGACTTCAACTCATATTTTATGCTCGGTGATGATATTGTTATATATGACTGTAAAGTCGCTAAAGAATACGAGCGTTTGACTGAATGTCTTGGGATTTCTATCAACTACTCCAAATCATAGCGTTCTGACAACTCTTTAGAGTTTGCAAAACGTATTATGATTGATGGCGTTGATGTTTCTCCACTAACTTGGACCCAATTGGTCAGAGTTAAAGATTCATTTTCAGTTCTCTCTACTTTCATTTCTGATTGTATTGAACGTTCTGTTTCTTATATTCCCTTTTCAATTGCTTACACAAAAAGATGGGCTATTGCCTTAGCTTCTTGCTCTCGTCGAGTTAGCTACCATGACTAGGTATCTGTTTACCTGACCGTAATTGTTTCTTGTTTTAGAAGAGGAATTTTTATTCCTATTTCTGAAAAAGATTCACGTCGTGTCGGGATAAGCCCAGATTCACGAGGATTTATACATACACCTGTTTTAGATTATATCACAACTGTAAGTTACTTACAACTTGTCGAAAAATCAAAACTCGTTATGAATAACGAGATTGAATTCTTTTCTTCTGTTTAGTTGAAAGCGTTCTATTTCCCCTTTGGTCTGGCTAATTGTCTACCTCATATTGATGTAGCAATTAGAAATACTTATGATATCATGGATCATCTTGAGGATTCAGCCACCTCTTCTGATTTTCAAAAT